CAATATAGTGGGGATGTGTTTATTTCAAACTTAAGCAGAACAGCAAGCGTAAATACAATTCAAACATTTAGCTGTGATTTAACAGGAACAAGTCTAGTAACAAAATCAACAATATAATATAAAATAAAATGGCAATTCAAAACGGTACTTTAATCAAACTATATGACTCATCAACAGTCATTGCATTACTTACTTCATCTGACATGACGCTAGAGCGTGAAATGTTAGACGTAACAAACAAAGACAGCGCAAACTGGAAAGAAAACTTAGCAGGTGTTCGCTCATTTTCATTCAGTGCAGAATTATTTAACGACCCTGCACAAACTTACAACTTAGAAGATTTATATACTAAGTGGGAAGCAGGAACGGTTATCACAATGAAATTGTCTAGCGAATTAACAGGCGAAAAGAAATTTACTGGATCGGTATTGATTAATAACATATCTTTATCAACTCCAGCTAATCAAGCATCAACCGTAACTGTAGATTTTACAGGAACAGGTGCTTTGGTAATGGCAACAATTTAATAAACTATAAACCATGAAAGTAACAGTAAAAAAAGAACAACACAATGTAAACGTAACGGCTAGGGCTGTAATGTTATTCGAAAAAGAAAGCAAAAAAACGATTCAGGAATTAATGACTGAGATTGGTGAGGGTAAATTACCTTCAATTGAAACAATAGCAATGTTGTTAAAAGCCTCAACTAAGTTAGATTTTGATTCATGTTTAGCTGCAATTGATGAAAATGACAATGTTTACATGGATGTAATTACGGCCTATTCAACATGGGTTGGTAAAGCGTTTGCAATTGCAGAAACGGGAAACTCGGAAGCTCCCACAACGGCTTAAGATTAGAACTGTTTTTTGATGTATGCGGTATGTTAAAATTGAGCGAACCTGAAATAATGGATGGTTCGCTCGATTACATACAACATCGGTTAAACGGGTATTTAATGGAGTTGAAATGGGAGCAGGAACGAGAATGGGAGCGAGCAAGATTAGTAGCTTTTACAATGGCTAAATCCATGGGAGCAACAAAGGCAAAAACTGAAAAGGATTTTATGAAGATTGGTGAGGATTTGAAGCCAAATACATTAACTGATGAACAAATTAAACGATTAAGGGATTTATAATGCCACGCAAAAAAGAATCTGACATAAAGAATAGTTTACAAAACGAAATAGCACCGTTTTTAAAATTATTGGGTACTGAAAAATCTTTAATAACAAAAGAGGAATCAATATCAATATTAAAAGCAGGGAGTGAATCTCTTTTATCAGACCTTAAAACAAACGCTACATTATTATCAAATACCTTAGGGGCTTCGATTAAAGTTTATGCAGCTAAAAAAGGTTATAAAATTTATTTAGGACCTGATTACAGAAAGAATATCGGTGGCGGTCAGTTAGGCCATTTGTTTGAATATGGAACAGCGCAACGTGAAAGGCGTTCAATTAGTGAGGAGGGCAAGGTTACAATTGTATCAACAGGAATGATGCCAGCTCGACCTTGGATGCGTCCAGCGTGGGATGCGAATAAATCAGAAACATCAAAAGAATGCGAAACGGGATTTATTAAATTAATGGAAAATAAACTTAAAAAAGTAAACAAATGAGGGCAGGCGAATTTATATACACCACACTTAAAAACAATGCGACTGTTAATGCAATAGTTGGAACGGGTGACAATTGCCGTGTATTCCCTTTAGTAGACAATCAAAGTTTTATAGTTCCATTTATTACCTATCAAACCATTTCAACAACGGCAAACGCTACCAAAAGTGGTGTTAGTTTAATGGACATAAAAACAATACAAATAAACATAGTAGGGGCAACTCCATTACTTACAACGATATTAGCTGAGGCGGTTAGGACTGCATTAGACTATACAACCAATGTTGGAATACAGCAATGTTATTTTGATTCTGAACGTGACGATTGGCAAGATACAACTACCAACGATGGGGCTTGTATGATTCAACAAGATTATAAACTATTAATAAACAGATAAAATGAATTTAAGTTTAGGAATAGATTTACCAGCATTACAAAAGGACGCAAACGGGGCAGTTAGTATAATTAAAGGCGCAACTGTTGGATTAGCTGATGCAGCCAATAAAGCCAATACGGCTATTGCAGGTGGAACAGAAACGGCTGCAAAAGGATTAGGTAGTTTACAAACTCAATTCAGAGCGGCTCAACGTGAAGCCTTAACACTAGCAGCTAAATATGGCTCAATGAGCGAGGCTGCATTACAAGCAGCTCAAAGGGCGGGTAGTTTAAAAGATGATTTACAAGACCAGAAAGCGATTATAAACGCATTTAGCGCGGATAGTAAATTCACGGTATTAGCTGGAGCAATGCAACAAGCAGCTGGAGCGGCTTCAATTGTTACGGGTTCAATGGGCTTGTTAGGGGTTAAATCTCAGGATGCAGCGGATATGCTTTTAAAGGTTCAATCTGCTTTGGCCTTAACAACAGGTTTGGCTCAAATAAAAGAAATGAACGCTTCTTTTGTGGCTTTATCGGCTGTAATTAAAACAAGCGTTATTCCAAGTATAGTAGCAATGAATTTGGCTATGAGTGTAGGTATGGTAGCAGCTATAGCGGTTGCTGTGATAGCTATTTACGGCATCATTAACAACATGAATGAGGAAGCCGAATCGGCTGATAGATTAGCAAAGAAAAACAAAGACTTAACTGACAGCATAGAGGGCTATGCAAAGGCTGTAGCTGCATCGGCAAGTGCTAACTTAAAGGTTCGTTCATTGGAAATGGAATCAATGAAAGAGGGAATTGCAAAAGATAAAGAGGCTTTATTTATAAAAATTGCAGGATTAAGGCAAGGTGTTGAGGCTGATTTTAGCGCAAGCAATCAAACTATTTACGATTCTAAAAGGCGAGCAGCTTCATTAATTGCTATCCAAAAAATACAAGCAAATGAGTTGTTAGATATTAACAAAAAATATCAGCAAAAAAAGGCTGTAATTGAAAAAAAGGAAGCACCCGTATCGGTAAGTGGAACAAGTGGATTAGCAACAAGAGGAATGGAAGCAGCGCAAATATTAAGCAATTCAGTTGCAAAAAACATAAAACCAATACCATTAGAAAACTTTATACAGCCAGCTGCAAAACCTACATTTTTAGATAACTTAGTTTCTTACATGGGTGAAATGAAAAAAACGCTTATGGATGGAATGATGTCAATAGGCCTTGGAGTTACTAATGCCATTGGTGAGAGTTTTGTTACTGGTAAAATAGATTTAAGTGGTATTTTGCAAATGTTTGCTCAGTTAGCAAATGCAATAGCAATACAATTGATAGCAATTGGTGTTCCATTGTTATTAGTACCGGGAACACAAGCGTTAGGACTTGCTTATGTGGGGGCGGGTGCTGCATTAGGAATAGCTGCAGGGGCTGCAAGTGCATTAGGAAATAAAGCAGCGGCATCTAAAAATAGCACAGATACTGCGCCAAGTATAAACACTCCTAATACGGGTAGTAATGGGGGCGGGTATGCAAACTCATATGGAAATAGTAGTCTTACAAATAGATTATACGGTCGTGATTTATTATTAGTAATTGATAGCGCAGGTCGCACTAAACGAAGATAATGGGAGCAATATACGCAACAGGCGAATTTAAAGACAACTACAACAACGATTGGAAAGTTGATATTTATGATACTACTTATGGTGGCCTACCTAGCACGTTCACTTTAGCTGATAGTGGTTTTATTCGTAACTATGATGGAATAGAAGACGAGCCTTTATTCACGCCTGTTTATGCATCAAACGTAACAGTACGAATGATGATTAAAAGTACCGAAACAGCTATGTTGGCTTTAATAGCAGATTTTCCTGAGGGCAAAGAAGACCAGTATTACATATTAATTTATAAAAATACTAATCTTTGGTTTGCAGGAATGATACTTACCGATACAAGCCAATTCACAGATGAAAATACTTTTATTTATGAACTTAACGCTAGGGATGGATTTAATAGGTTAGAAAATTTTGATTATCCAATAGACGATATTACAACGGATTGGGTAACCGAAAAGGATGCTATTTTATACGCTTTGCAAATCTGTGGATTAGAAAGGTTTTATGCCATTGGTGATGAATATTTGTCTATTTCGGTTAATTGGTGGGATGTTAATGGGGAAAGGGTTTATAGTCCGTTAGAAGAAACTAGAATATCAAAACAATCATTTATTGAGGATATTGAAGAAGGCACTCCAAAACGTGCATTAAAAGCTATTGAGGATATACTGCAAACTTATGGAGCGACTATTCGATTTGAGGAAGGACGCTTTAGAATTTCACAGCTTGAAAGTTTTTTAACCGACACAACCACTTGGGAAGATTACGACAAAGCAGGTACATTTATCGGTACATCAACTCAATCAAATGAGGTTGAAATAGGTGTAGACGATAATAACACAAACGATCAGATAGTTAATATGTACTTACCTTCACTTTATGGAGTAGGTGAGCAGGTTACGGGAGTTAGTGAGTATAGGTGGGGTGTAAATGAAGCGGTAACGGGTACACCTTGGACGCTTTCAGATTCATTTATAGTTGATTCAGTTGGTGATTTAATCTTAACGGTAGATTTAACTTTTACTCCATTAATATCAGGGCCTGGAGCATTAACAAGGGCTTATTTTGAAATTGAGCGTGAAGGATATAAATACGTGACAAGAATAAACGCATCTGGTGTTCCTTATTATCCTCGTTTATGGGTTTCAAATGCTGATTATGCTGCAGGTGGATATAGTAATTTGTGGTGCGATTTTTATCCAATGGATTTAATTCCTATAACGCAAAAAATAACAATAACAATACCATTTACATTCCCATTAGTTCCAAGTGTAGGTGATACGTTAATTATAACAACGGCTGTTAGTGATTTAATCGTAGGTACGGGTGTTGATTGGGTTTCTAACTATCATTCAATTGCAGCTTTAGAAAACGGCAAAAGCGAAAAGGAGTTTAGTTACGTTGCAACAAATACTAATTATAATTCAGCTTCAGTTTTTGCAGAAAAAACGGTTGCGTATTGTGATTGGGACATTCCTTTTGCTTTAAACAATAAACAGATTTTTGATGGTACAAATTGGATAAATTCAACTGAATGGGCTAGCGGAAATGTTGCTGTTACAGGAATACCTTTGGCTCAGTTGTTATGCGAAAAGGCTGTATATTTTCAAAGATACCCACGTTTATTAATACAGGGTAATTTTATACTACCTACTTATAATTCAAACTTAATTTTAGTTTGGCGTTCACGTAGGTTTGTTTTCCTTAACGGATCATTAGATGCTAATTCATGCACATGGAACGGTACATTAATGGAGTTAATAGAACAAACAACAGACATAACAAGTGGCGTTAGGAATCCGTATAGGGATAAATTGGTTCAGATTTATGGCGATGTCAGTAATTTAATGGTATCAACAACCCAAACAAATACCGATTTATCTGTTTTAAATGGCGAAGTGTTTTATTTAAAGCGTGCATCAGTAATTGAAGAAATAACGTCAACAAGAACTATTTTACCTGAAGAAAGCAATACAAGATTTACAAATAATGGTGCGTCTGGTAATGTTACTTTTACGCTTCCTGCAATTCAAGTTGGTTTAAAATATCATTTTACATCAACCGAGGCACCTGATACAAGTCATTTAATAGTAACAACTTCAGATACTATAACTTATAAGGGAGAAATAGGCGATACAATGACACTAAATGGAAAAGCTAGTTTTACCATAGAAGCCTTAACTTTAACAGAATGGTTTGTTACAAGTTTTGAACATTCCGATAAAATTAAACTAACATAATGTTAACTTTTTAAAATAAATAAATAAATAAATTGCAACATGATACAAGGCGTATATGATTTTCCAGACGTAGTTAAGGGTGACACCTTTAACGCTGTTAGTTTTACAATAGCAATTGACGCTATAGCTGTAAATTTAACGGGTGCAGCTATATCTGTAAAATTTAGAAGTTCATTCAATTCACCTCCCTCGCTTTCGTTAAGTGTTGGAAGCGGTGTAACTGTTACAAATGCAGCAGGCGGTGTTTTTAGAATTAATGCTTTTGCTTGTAATTTTCCTGTAGGTACTTATGTTTATGACATACAAATATCTGTAGGCGGAACAATTAAAACGTATATTAAAGGATCATTAAACGTATTAAATGAAGTAACATCATGAGTGAATTAGTTACCGTAACCGTTAACGAAACTATTGACGATGTAACCATTGGGGCAACTACTACCAATAGCGTTGTAAATGTTACTGTAAATAATAGTATTGATGATATAACTATTGAAGCAACTACTACTAATAGTGTTGTAGATCTTACTATAAATAATACCATTCAGGATGTTACAATACTACCAACTTCAGGTGGCAATGTAACAATTGAAAACAGCGATGCAACTTATAGTGAAGTAGCAAGTACAAGTCCTTTTATATTACCCGATACAGATTATAATTTTATTGTAAACGGTGGCACTCCAATAGTCGAAACAATACCATCTTTAAAAGATGAAACATTTAACATAGTATGGCAATAAATATAAATATACCTACCCAAGTCAGTCAGACTATTACTGATGGAGTTACTTTATTTGCTCCAAGTGAGAATGTTGTATTTGATGCTTTGGCTTTAAAACAAGCATTGCTAAGTGGAACAGGATTTGTAAAGTCAACAGCAGGCGTAATAAGCTACGATACTAATACTTATTTAACAACTATTGCAGGCATATCAGCAGGCGGTGAATTAAGCGGTACTTATACAAATCCAAGTTTATTAAATTCTGCAGTAATAGGAAAAGTATTAACTGGTTTAAATTTAAGCACAGGCGGTTCTATACTTGCAACTGATAGTATATTGGTGGCGTTTGGTAGGGTTCAAAATAGCTTATCTGCATTACTTGGTGGGGCAACCTATAAAGGAGTTTGGAATGCATCAACTAACACACCAACAATACCAGCTGCAAGTAGTGGCAATAATGGTTGGTACTATATTGTAAATGTAGCAGGCTCAACAAATATTGATGGCATTACAGATTGGCAAGTTGGTGATTGGATTATAAGCAATGGAACAACATGGAGCAAGGTAGATAATACGGATGCAGTTAGTTCGGTAAATGGATTTACAGGTTCGGTTAATTTAACAACTGCAAATATTAGTGAAGTAACTAATTTATACTACACCGATGCAAGGTCAAGAAGTTCAATTTCTTTAACCACATCAGGAAGTAGCGGTGCATCAACTTACAATAGTGGTACAGGTGCTTTAAACATACCTGACTATACATTAGCAGGATTAGGTGGTTTTGCTAACCCAATGACAACTGTGGGTGATATAATATATGGTGGTGCAAGTGGAGTAGCAACAAGATTAGCAAAAGGAACAAACACTTGGTTTTTAAGAGCAGGAGCAACAATACCAGAATATTTTAATCTTTTTGGAACTGCTAATAGTTGGAGTGCCACTCAAACAATAAACGGAGTTGAAGTATCTTCATCTGCAATTATACAAAATACAACAACTGCTATTTATCGCATTAATAACCAAACAGGCTATAATAGAATTATAGGAGGAACAACTGCAAATGCTGACCCTACTTTAACGATGTATGCAAGTTCAAGTGGAGCACCAAATTTAATTACTTATGATGCACAAGAACACAGAATAAGACTTTTAGATTCAACTAACTTAGCTGTGTTTACTTCTACATCAGTTACTCTTTCAGTTCCTCTTACGCTATCCAGTATAACAAGTGGTTCGGTATTATTTGCAGGTACGTCAGGATTAGTAAGTCAAAATAATACTAATTTCTTTTGGAATAACACAAATAGAACATTAATATTAAATGCAGCATCTTATTCAGGAGGGGGATTAGCAGTAGCAGCAGGAACAACAGCAGGCAGAG